GATCATAAAGTAGTGGTTGACAAAAATGATCCTATGCTATATAAATTAAAAGAACTAGAATCAGATGGTATTGCTGAACTTACTATATTTGATGGTGTCGGAGCAGAACGCTTTGCCTATCATGCATGGAAACAGGCAGACGAACTGGTTCGTAATATGACAGATAACCGATGTTGGTGCGTTTCGTGTGAATGTTCAGAACACGGAGCAAACTCAGCAATTTATGAGGCATAATATGGCAGCAATTGAAACTGATTTTATCTTTGATATGTGGGAAGCAATGAAACCTTTAGTACCAGCTAAAGATAAAATGGAAGCTGCTGAACGTATCATTAAACTGTGTGACGATTATGGTATATCAAAAACTGATATTGAAGAAATGACTGAAAATGATAAAATACTAGAAACAGCATTTGATAGATATTTTGTTGATGATTACGAAGATGAAGACGATGAATGGGATGAGTATGACGAATGAGTTGGTATCGTAAAGTTGTACAAGACTGGAATAATATTCCTTCTTGTCTTGACCACTTTGATAAAGAACTTGCTGAAGCACGTGCTGAAGTTAAGATCAAAGGAAATGTAGAGAAAAATTCTACAGAACTACCAGCATATGTTGAACTAAGATTTTCTCAACTACAAGAGTTAGAAGCCATTCTAGAACATCTAAATATAAGTTTACGCAAAAAGCGTAGCGAATACCTAAGAAAATATCTGGAGAACTACAACAAAGCACTGTCTAGCAGGGACGCAGAAAAGTACGCAGATGGTGAAGATGAAGTTGTAGCAATTTCAGAATTAATAAACCAAGTAGCATTTATGCGAAATCAATTTCTTGGTATTACGAAAGGATTTGAAATTAAACATTTCCAACTAAGTAATATTATTAAGCTACGTGTAGCTGGAATGGAAGACGCAGATATAAACAACAGATATTAAGTTAATAGTAATGTGTGTAAATACATTGCAATTTTGGAGATATAAAAACAATGAGTAATATTCAAGTTACTAAAAGGGATGGAACAAAAGAACAATTAGATTTAGAGAAAATGCACAAAGTTGTATTTTTCGCTTGTGATGGAGTAAACGGTGTATCACCGAGTGAAGTAGAAATCAAATCACATATTCAATTCTATAATGGAATTACAAGTTCTGAAATCCAAGAAACTCTTATTAAAAGCGCCGCTGATTTGATTAGTGAAGACACTCCAAACTATCAGTGGGTAGCAGGTAACTTAATTAATTACCATATTCGTAAAGAAGTATATGGCGACTTTGAGCCAATGCATGTTCTTGACCTTGTTAAAAATAATGTAGAACGAGGTTTTTATGATCCAGCATTACTAGAAGACTATTCAGAAGAAGAATGGGATAGAATTAACGGTTTCATTAAGCATGAACGTGACTTCAATATCTCATACGTTGGAATGGAACAGTTTCGTGGAAAGTATCTAGTACAGAACAGAGTAACGAAACAACTATTCGAAACACCACAAATGGCATACATTCTTATTGCGGCGACATTATTCAGTCAATATCCTCGTGATGAAAGAATGCGTTGGGTGAAAGATTATTATGATGCTATCAGCAATTTGATATTTCACTTCCAACACCAGTCATGGCAGGCGTTCGCACTCCGCAGAGACAATTTTCCTCCTGTGTTCTAATTGAAACAGATGACTCGCTTGATTCAATCAATGCGACATCTTCATCAATTGTTAAATATGTTTCACAAAAAGCGGGCATTGGTATTGGTGCTGGTAGCATTCGTGCTATCAATTCACCGATACGTAATGGCGATGCGTCACATACAGGTGTTATTCCATTCTATAAGATGTTTCAGTCTGCCGTGAAATCTTGCTCACAGGGCGGGGTCCGCGGTGGGGCTGCGACACTTTATTATCCTATCTGGCATTTAGAAGTAGAAGATTTACTAGTTCTAAAAAATAACAAGGGAACTGAGGATAACCGTGTACGACACTTAGATTATGGCGTACAGTTTAATAAACTAATGTATGAACGTCTAATGACAGGCGCCAACATTACATTATTCTCTCCAAGTGATGTTCCAGGATTATATGAAGCATTTTTTGCTGACCAAGACAAATTCCGTGAACTATATGAAACAGCAGAAAGAAATACTAGACTACGTAAAAAGTCTATACCTGCTGCAGAATTATTCTCATCATTTATGAACGAACGTAAAAATACAGGTCGTATCTATTTGATGAATGTTGACCACGCTAACGACCATGGTTCATTTAAACCTGATGTAGCTCCTATTCGTCAATCAAATCTATGCTGTGAAATTGATCTACCAACTAAACCGCTAAAGCATGTGTTTGATGAAGAAGGCGAAATTTCACTATGTACACTTTCAGCAATCAATTGGGGCAACATCAAAACACCAGTAGACTTTGAAAAACCGTGTGAATTAGCAGTACGTGGGCTTGACGCATTACTAGATTATCAAAAGTATCCAGTTCTAGCAGCAGAACTATCAACTAATAATCGTAGACCACTTGGCGTAGGTATTATTAACTTTGCTTACTGGCTTGCGAAGAACGATACAAACTATTCTAACCCAGATTTAAATCTAGTAGATGAATGGGCAGAAGCATGGTCATACTATTTGATTAAAGCATCAAACACATTAGCAAAAGAACAGGGTGCGTGTCCTGGTGTCGGTGAAACAAAATACGGTGACGGTATTGTTCCAATGGATACACGTAAGACTGATGTTGACGAATTAGCGGAGTACGTTGAACGTCAGGATTGGGCATCATTACGTGCAGACCTAAAAGAACACGGTATTCGTAATAGTACACTAATGGCACTGATGCCAGCAGAAACATCAGCGCAGATTTCAAACTCTACAAACGGTATTGAGCCGCCACGTAGCTATGTGTCTGTAAAGCAATCAAAGCATGGTGTTCTAAAGCAAGTTGTACCAGGCATTCATAAACTGAAAAACAAATATGAACTACTATGGGATCAACAGACACCAGAAGGTTATCTAAAGATTATGGCTGTTCTGCAGAAATATATCGACCAGGGTATTTCAGTGAATACATCATACAACCCTGTATTCTTTGAAGACGAAAAGATTCCAATGTCACTTATGTTACAACACTTAATCATGTTCTACAAATATGGTGGCAAGCAACTTTACTACTTTAATACATTTGATGGGCAAGGAGAAATCGATGTAAACAAACTAATGGACGAGCCATTAGCACAGACAGAATTAGACGATGACGCAGCTTGTGATAGCTGTGTAATTTAAGAGAGGTTAAGATATGTCAGTATTCAATGCACAAAATAAAGCAGACCACACGAAGGCACTAGCATTCCTAGATCCAAACGGCGGTGTAACAATTCAACGTTATGATATGCTAAAGTATAAGCAGTTCGATAAGTTGACAGATAAGCAATTGGGTTTCTTCTGGCGTCCAGAAGAAGTAGATGTAACAAAAGATTCTAATGATTTTAAAAATCTTACAGAACATGAAAAGCATATCTTTACATCTAATCTAAAACGTCAAATTCTTTTAGATTCAGTACAGGGTCGTGCGCCAACAGAAGCATTTGCTCCGCTAGTATCTATTCCAGAACTAGAAGCATGGATCCAAACTTGGACATTTAGTGAAACAATTCATTCACGTTCATATACACATATCATTCGTAACGTGTATGCTGACCCATCAAAAGTATTTGACGAAATGATGGAGATCGAAGAAATCATGGACTGTGCTGATGATATTTCAAAGAACTACGATGAACTGATTGAAATGTCAATGTGGTATAATTTATTGGGTGAAGGTACTCACCAAGTTACTTCAAACCGTGAAGCACGTAATGTCAATGTTAATTTGTATGAAATTAAGAAATCGCTTTACAAAACTCTAATGAGTGTGAATATCCTTGAAGGTGTTCGCTTCTATGTTTCATTCGCATGTTCGTGGGCATTTGCTGAATTGAAGAAGATGGAAGGTAACGCAAAAATTATTAAACTAATCGCACGTGACGAAAACTTACATCTTGGTTCAACACAAACTCTACTGAAACTTCTACCAAAAGATGATCCTGATTATGTAAAAATTGCGCAAGAAACAGAAGAAGAATGTATCAAAATGTTTGTTGATGCTGTAGAACAAGAAAAACAATGGGCTGAATATCTATTTAAAGATGGTTCAATGATTGGTCTAAACACACAACTTCTAAGTGATTATATTGAATGGATTTGCTGTAAGCGTATGACCGCAGTTGGACTAAAATGTCCATACACAACACCACAAGCTAACCCACTGCCGTGGACACAAAAATGGATTGCGGGTGCAGAAGTACAAGTTGCTCCACAAGAAACAGAGATTTCGTCTTATGTTATTGGCGGTGTTAAGCAAGATGTTGACACAAATACATTTGGTGGAATGTCACTATAAAAATTAAAACATATTAAAAAGAGGGCGTTTATCGCCCTTTTTTTATGGATAAAACTTGACAATACTGAGAATCATGCTATATTAATTAAGTAATCAGATAAGAGAGGATTTCTTATGACACAGCTTCAGTCAAATACACAAGACTTGATTAACGCAATTGATGCTATTCGCAAAATTCAAACACAAGATGATTTGAATGCTCTTGCTAAAGTTTGGAAAGACCAAATGACTTTCATCGGAAATCAAGCAAAGCGTGGTTTGAAAAAAGGTGACACTGTTGAATGGGCAAACAATGGTTATGTTCGTCGTGGTGTTATTACTAAAATGAATCGCAAAACTATTGAAGTAGTAGACGCAGGTGCTACACCTTTCGGTCGCACAGTAACACGGGTTCCTACTTCAATGATTGTTGGAAAAGTTGCCTAAAAAGGTTGACAGTAATAGCGAATCACTATATAGTAATTATGTAATCAAGAGAAAAGGACTATCACATGGCTTATATTTCTACTAACGAAGTTAAAGAAATTCGTAAAGCACTAAAAGAAAAGTTTGGTAAGAATATCAAATTTGGTGTTCGTCGGGATAACTATAGTTCTGTTATTATCACGCTTAAAGAAGGCGTCATTGACTTTTATGATGGTTCTATGGATAGCATTGACAAGTATGACGGGCGGGTGCGTAAGTTCACAGGTCATGAGCAAATCAATCAGTATCATACTCATTTCTATGGTGAGCATGAAAATCTTTTCAATGATATTGTAGAAATTGTGAAGTCTGCTCCTGCTAAGGCAGAAGGTGGCCGTGCTTGGTATAACAATAGCGATGCTCAGATTGACTACTTTGATACAGCATTTTATATGAGTATCAATGTTGGTTACTGGGATAAACCCTATATCTGTACAAATAAACAAAAGGCAGCAGCATAATGTATATTGTAAAAGTAAAAGGTGGGCAAACTGTAGCGGTTTGTTCACGCCGTGAAGATGCGGAAGCATATGTAAAAGGTCAAGAAGTTGACAAAACCATCTATGAAATTAAAGAGGTGTCTGAATGAGTGCAACAGGTAATTTTATTCTTGAAGTACAAGAACGTGTTTATGACTTAATTGAAGAAGGAAATAATGTAGATAAAGTATACGAAATTATTCGTTCCGAATATGGTAGCATGGGCGAAAGCCTTGTTGCTGATTGTTATTTTGAATTGTCGGAGATGTAAATATGAAATTAGAATCAGCAATTGATGCTGGAATTCCAGTGTATGTAGTTTATAAATTGGATACTAAAGAAATTGTAGATTGGTATTCGTTCGGTCAAAAATTGGCAGAAAATGCTGCCGAGTCACGTAATAATAAGTTTGGTCCAGAAACACATGATTTCGCAGAGTGGAAATCATATGTACATATTCGTGACCAACATGAAAAGCATTTAGCACAGTTAGAAGAAATAGAAAGGCGATTGTAAAACTTGACAAATATAACGAATCGCTTTATAGTATAAATGTAATCAAGAGAGAAAGGAAGATTATGTCTATAGTTCAAATCACTTCAGGTTTTTATCGCAATCAAGAAATTGCAGGTATCTTTCCTGTTGTACAAGAAATAAAAGAAGCAAAAGACGGTTCAACATTTATTACAGTTGACGGTTCTGAAACTGAGTTTGGTCGTGCTAAGATGCGTATCAAAGTAAAGCCTGAGGATGTTGAGGTTGTTTGTGAACATGACGAAACAGATGAACAAGTAATGAATCGCATTGCTGAACGTTTCGACATTCTTGATGAAATGACTGCTGCTACACTTGACGGTATCGTGCGTGGCATGGTTGTCTCAGGACCTCCTGGTGTCGGTAAGACATATGGCATTGAACAAGTCATTGAGAAAGATTCTCTATTTGACGTAATGGCAGAGCGTCCGCTACGTCACACATTTGTCAAAGGTACAATGTCACCGATTGGTCTATATGCTACACTGTACAAGTATTCTGACCCGAAGTCAGTTGTTGTACTTGACGATTGTGATAGCATCTTGTTCAACGAGGATGCACTAAACATTCTGAAGGCAGCACTTGATAGCGGTAAGAAGCGTAAGATTTCTTGGAACTCTGACTCTCACTTTCTTCGCCGTGAAGGAGTTCCTGATACTTTCGAGTTCAAAGGTTCAGTTATCTTTGTGACTAACTTGAAGTTTGACAATGTGCGTTCAACTAAAATCAAGGATCACTTAGAAGCTATCATGTCTCGTTGTCACTATCTTGATTTGACAATGGACACTACACGTGAAAAGATTTTGCGTATTAAGCAAATCGCACGTGACGGTGGTCTGTTCGATACTAAAGGACTAAGTAAAGAACAAGAGGATGAAATTGTAAAGTTCTTAGAAAATAATCAATCTAAAATGCGTGAAATCTCGCTGCGTATGGCTCAAAAACTTGCAGACTTGTGTAAGATGAACCCGACACGCTGGCAGCGTTTCGCAGAAACAACTTGTATGAAGCGGGCATAACTCGCTTCACAAGTAGACGGATACTGGGTCTTCTCCTTTCTCTCCCTGGTATCCGTCTTTTTATATATTGACTTCCGATACTAAAAATGTTATTATAAAAAAATGAAAAAGTGTACAATCGTAATCAAAGATGAAGTGAACGTAAAGTTGGAAGGACTTGATCCAGCAACACGACGAAAGTGTTCTGATAAACTCAAGTTCTTTTTACCACATGCGTATCATATGCCTGCGTATAAACTCGGGAGATGGGATGGAACAGTTCGCTTTTGTGATGTAGGTGGTAGAACATATTTAAATCTATTAGATGATTTATTGCCTATTATCATTAGTGCGGGTTACGAGATAGATATTGATGATAAACGTGAACACACTGCTTTAGAATTTAATGAAATAGATACTGAATTTTGGGGAGACACATGTTGGCCTAAAGGACATCCAGTTGAAGGTCAAACAATTCGTTTGCGTGATTATCAAGTTGAAGTTATTAATAAATTTATTGAGAACCCACAATCACTACAAGAGATTGCGACAGGAGCAGGCAAAACTATTATGACTGCTACACTGTCTAAAATTGTAGAGAAGTATGGTCGCTCTATTGTTATTGTACCAAATAAGGACTTGGTTCGACAGACAGAAGAAGACTATATAAATTGTGGGTTGGACGTTGGGGTGTACTTCGGAGACCGTAAAGATATTGGTAAGACACATACTATTTGTACTTGGCAATCTCTCAATAGTCTATTGAAGAAAACTAAAAAGGGCGAAGATAACATCATGGACTTTATCGAAGATGTTATTTGTGTTATGGTTGACGAAGTACACCAAGCGAAGGCAGACGTTTTAAAAGATTTACTTACAAGTGTATTTGCTAATGTTCCTATTCGTTGGGGATTAACAGGTACTATTCCAAAAGCAGATTATGAGTTTGCGTCACTGCGTAGTTCATTGGGTGAAGTTACCAATAGACTAGCAGCAAAAGAATTACAGGATCAAGGTGTACTTGCTAACTGCGAAGTGAATATTGTACAAACACAAGAAACTGCTGAATATACAAGTTATCAAAGTGAACTTAAATTTTTACTAGAAGATAAAAAGCGTATGGAGTTTCTAGCAAATATGATTAAAGAAATTTCAACAACTGGTAATACTCTTGTACTAACAGGAAGAATAAACAACGGTAAACTTTTACAAGAACTTATACCTGAATCAGAATTTGTTCAGGGCGAAATGAAAACTAATGACAGAAAAGAAGCATACAATGAAATCAATCAAGGAACAAATAACATTACTATTGCAACCTATGGAGTTGCGGCTGTCGGTATTAACATTCCTCGTATATTTAATCTTGTTCTCCTGGAGCCTGGTAAAAGTTTCGTCCGTGTTATTCAGTCAATAGGACGTGGGGTTCGTATTGCTAAAGATAAAGACTTTGTACAGATTTGGGACATCACAAGTAGATGTAAGTTTAGTAAGCGTCATTTGACCGAACGTAAGAAATATTATAAAGATGCAGAATACCCATTTAACATACAGAAAGTAAATTACTAATGAAAATATTAACACCAGAAAATCGATGTTTTGAAATGAATAACTTACCTGATGAAATCGAAGATATAAGATATTGTGTGTTGGACGTTACTGACAAACAAGAACCTGATTTCTTTTTTATTCCACTGGTTTTTATTGAAACATTTAATGCACCTAGCATCAGTTTAAGTATAGGAGAATTCAAAGTAGAAATGCCGATTGATTGGAATATTTTAATCGGTGATAGAGAAATCGGTGAACTAGAATTTATTCCACTTACAAGTATTAATGAGCGTTCATTCGATACTATATTGACAAATCCATTGGGTGGATTTACAATGGAATGGAAACCTATCAAAGTAAATAATGTATTCGCAGATGTGAAATGGTTTTTCCCTAAATTAAAATATGGTCACATTCTTGCTATACCACTTGAACATAAAGAAAAACCAAGATGTGCGTATTTTGTAAAAGATTTAAATCGTATACCAGATGTATTAAGTAGTTATGAGTTCTTCTAATGAGTGATAAATTACCACTGAATGATATTTTGAATGCGATGGATAGGCGTGACTTTAATTGGTATGCTAATCTATCAGATGAACATAAAAAGAAGTGGAGCAGTTGGTTATTCCTCAGATATGCTAGTAGCGTCAATGGGAAGTCCCGTGACGATGCTTTATTAAATACAAATGAATTTGTTAATAAACATTACGTTGATTTATATAAACATGATGAATTAATGTGGAAGTTATTTTGTTTAACAGGTTCAGGTAAAAAAGAATTCCATCAGTGGATAAAAGCACCTAATTCAAAAAAGAAAACAGACAAAGTATCTGAATTTATTTCTGAAGTTTATCCTCATTTAAAGAATGATGAAGTGGAATTATTTATGGAAATAAATGATGAAAACGAAATAAGACAATTAGCACTTGATGTGGGAAAAAGCGAAAAAGAATTAGAAGAAATATTTGGTAAAAAGAAGCGTAAAAAGAAATGAGTTTTGAGTGTCAATTTTGTGGAAAGAGTTTCAAGCGTGAAAAGACTCTTGCTGTTCATTTGTGTGAACAAAAGCGAAGATGGCTAAATAAAGACTCTAAGTATGTTAGATTGGGTCTATTGGCATACAATAGATTTTATGAATTGACTCAAGGAGCAACAAAAGAAAAAACTTATGAACAGTTTGCGAAGAGTAATTACTATACGGCGTTTACCAAATTTGGTAGACACATATTAGAAATAAGTGCTATCGATCCTGAAAAATTCATTGACTTTGTTATACGAAATAGTGTAAAATTAGATAAATGGTGTAGCGATTCAGTATATGAAACATACATAAGAGAGTTAAACAAAAAAGAAACAGCAGAACGTGCGGTAGAACGTGGTATTCTGTTGATGGAACAATGGAGTAGAGAAAATGATAGACCGTATAATGTATTCTTTAGGGAGATTAGTAAGCCGCGTCTTATTCATTGGGTCAAATCCGGAAGGATTAGCCCTTGGATTATTTTTAATTGCTCTAGCGGGAGCGCAGCTATTGACGCATTAAGCAATCAGGAACAAAATTTAATTATGGAATATTTAGAACCTACATTTTGGACACGAAAGTTTTCAACAAGAAAAGAAGATGTTGATTTTGTTCAGATGGTATTAAAGGAGGCAGGATTGTGAGTACTAAAAAAGTATCAACTAAAAGAACCGACACAGTTTTAGAAATACAAGAGGATGAAGACGGTGAACTATACATCGAATTACCTCAAAAAGTATTGGAACAGCTTGGCTGGAACGAAGGCGATACATTAGTTTGGTATGAGGATGAAAAAGGTAATTGGAATATAAAAAAGGCAACTGAAGATGAATAATGATGATTTGACTATTAATATAACTGGTGATTGGTTAGATATGTCAGATAGTACTACAATTACCATGAATACTCCTACTGTATTACCAGATGATATTATTGATTTAGATGATTTAACATTTAATTTAGATGATTTAACATTTAATTTAGATGATTATAAATCACCGCAAGATGTAACAAACGAAAGACTTGATAAAATAGAAAAGTATCTAGGTATTTTAAGGCCCGATCCTGAAAAATTAGAAGAGTATGATTTGTTAAAAAGTCTTTATGAACAATATAAAGCAGCCGAAGCATTACTATTGGGTGAACAACCATTAGATGATGATGAAGATTTAGTAAACAGGTGACACATGAAACTGATAACTTATGACTGGAAAAGAGTAGAGCGTTCCGTATATGATATAGCAATGCTGATGTATAAAGATAATTGGCGACCAGACTATATTATAGGTATTACCCGTGGTGGATTAGTTCCAGCAGTAATGTTATCACATATGACAGATATCCCAATGCACACACTTTGTGTACAATTAGCAGCAGATGGATTAGAAGAAAATACTGAAAGTAATTGCTGGATGGCAGAAGATGCTTATGGTTATGTGAACGTACCAGATAGAGATAATATTTTTAACTCTTGTACTTCAAACAATGAGAAAAGAAAGAATATCTTAATAATAGATGATATTAATCGTGGCGGAGATGCACTTGCTTGGATTATGAATGATTGGAAGTCTAATTGTATGCCGAATGATACTATTGCTTGGGAAGAAACTTGGCATGGAAACGTAAGATTTGCTTCTATAATGATGGATCCTAATTCAATTGTAGATACTGATTATTATAGTGCTGAATTACCAACTGAAGTTGAAACATGGGTAGAGTTTCCTTGGGAATGCTGAAACATAGTAATGTAAGAGAACGCTTAGATAGACTAAGAGCCATTCAAGGAAAGATAGATTATAGAAGAAAGTTTTTAAGTGACTTCAATAATAAAGAATTCTTAGAATGGACTCCAGTATCTAAAGAGAATATAAAATTTGAAAATGAGTTAGTACCCGGCAGTGGTGTACTAACAGAGTTAATCGATTGGTGTAATGAAAATTGCTCTGGGTATTATGTAGCCCACAGAGGTGATTTATATTTTGAAGATGAACAAGATGCTGCTATGTTCATTATGGTATGGAAATGAGTAATCAAACTGATATTGATATTGATGTATTAGATCGGGATGTAGTTCTATCCAAGATATGTCATGTTCCAGCGTCTATCAACAAGAAAGGTGTGTATACAAAGCATAACAGTGGCGTCTATGTCAGTAAAATACCACATGATCCTGTTTCTAATCTAGCAAGCATTGAATACAAAGAAGCAGAAGAACGTGGCTACTTCAAACTAGATTTTCTTAATAACTCACTGTATGATGGTGTGCGTGACGAAGAACACCTTGTTTCTCTTATGGAACAAGAACCTGTATGGGATTTATTTCAGCATGAGGAAGTAGTACAGAACTTAGCACATGTTGCTAATCATATCGAAGTACTGCGGGTATTAAAGCCGCAGAGTGTTGAAGAACTAGCAGAGGTACTTGCCATCATTCGTCCCGCTAAAAGGTATCTACTAAACGAAAACAAAGAAAAAATCAAAAGTGAAGTTTGGTCTAAACCAAAAGACGATAGTTATTATTTTAAAAAAGCACACGCTGTTGCGTATGCGGTCAGTATTGTAGTTCAGCTTAATCTATTTTGCGAACAAGTTGAACAGAACGGCGTTTAATACGCTTCTGCATTATATTGTTTAGTGATGTTTCAGGTCCCCATAATATCTGAACATCTTTAGAATTCATATTTAAAATCCAATTTCGGTATTCACTAATCTGTGATCCTAAAAATAGATTAATTGGTATTAGTCTATTAGACTCCCACCACCATTGTTCACCTAATTCGATAAAAGATTTTCTAAGTTCAGGTGTAGGAATATCTTCAAAATTATACATAGAGGTAATAATTTGATCGGTGTTGATTACAATACCAAGATAATCTTTATATTCTTTTTTACCATAGCGGACGCAAGAGAAAAAAGGGTAATTCTCTTGTATCCATTCTACTTTGTCTTTATCCATAAAGATATTTATGCTTAATAAAAAAGTAGCTTCTGGGAGATAAATACATGTATGATTAATGTAAATGTATTTCAATATAGCAGAGAAATAGAAGTAGTGTGTCAGGACGGGAACGGTACCACTACTATGAACACTTACCTGGGGAATATGCCAATGTATGACGGACATCACAAATTACACAAGGGTATAGATAATACTCTTAGATTTAAAATTAAAGATACTGATAGAAAGCCTATCGATCTAACAAATAAAACAATCATCTGGAAAATGTATGATAGAGAAAGTCGTGAAAATGTCTTATTCAGATATGCAGATATAACAAACGCATTACGTGGTCAGTGTTCCCTAACTATTCCAACTGCTGATACAATTATGCTGCCAGAAGGTTTCTATCAATTTGCTATGTACACTGTCGAAGATGGTGTGGAACAAATCATTTACACTGATACATATGATAACGCAAAAGGTACAATTGAAGTTATCGATGATGTATATCCAGAGTTTGAAGACTCACAAGAAACAACTACATTCTTTAATGATGGTAGTAAGTTTGTGACAACAACATTTGACGGCTCTGGTAATACAGTAAAGTCCAAGTCACTACACACTGTTGCTATATACTATGATGGCTTTACAGGTACAGTTAACATTCAAGGTGATTTGTCAGTTCAGCCGTCTACTAATGATAATGACTGGTTTGATTTAACACCTGCTTTACTATATGATCCAAATATTATTGTTAACAATGAAACAGGTGTTCAGGGTTATGTGGTACGTGCTAACGTTAACTGGATTAGAATTACATACACAGCAACTAGTGGATCAATTTCAAAAATACTACTACGCAACTAAACTTGACAATATAGCGAATCGTGTTATCTTTATTATGTAATCATTAATAAGGATAACAAAAATGCTAGACAATCAAAAACCTGCTTACATCGTAACTGAACCTGCTCTTACATCACTTCACACTTCACAAATTTTAACACTACAAGAATACTATGACGCACAGTGTGTGTGGGGAGAGTATGCATTTAATGTAGATGCATACAGCGAAAAACTGTATTCAAAACTGTTCAATGAATATGTAATGAGTGATGAATTCATGAAACGTGACTTTGTAAATGAGCGTATGAATCAACCTGACTATATTAAAGCACATAAAAAATTCTACGAACAAATGATGCAACGTGAAGATAATTGGTATGAAATGTCTTGACACATTAGAGAATCGTGTTATGTTAATATGTAATCAAAAATGAGGATAATGTTATGATTCTATGCTATCAAGATAACGAAGTTCGTCGTTCAACGAAACCTTTTTACGCAGAAGACTATAATGCTAATCATATGATTTGTAAGCACTTAGAAAACTATTTCTTCTTAAAATTCATCCTGATGAAAAGTGATGATATTGTAGAGAAACATCGTGCATCTAAAGAGTTAGACATCTGTGAGCGTAAGATGAATTATTGGAAACGTCAGAAAAACTTTTGTCAGAAACAATACGAAAAAGACATCAAAATTTGGAGTGAAACATATCAAGTAAATTCTTGACATTTATTTGATAATATAGTAATCTATATATATCAATAATCAAAGAGCAAGTTGATTCTACAAATGAGTTGTCAGAACGATAAATGCTCAGATAAAGGATAAAACATGAATAAACCACTATTTGAAGTGAATGCCGTTACACTTAAAAATGACGGACCATTGAATAAGTTTTTTGCCGACTGCTTAGAACTTCCATACAAATCAAATTCACAAGATAACCCAGAACATGAAAACCAAGTTGAAGAACTGTTGAAGAAGCACGGCTTGGAATACGAGTCACAGCCCAATGGTATTCAGAACTCACCTGATTTTTATGTTTATTATAACGGCAATCGTTATAGCGTGGAGTGTAAGTCGAGCAAGGGTCATTATCCCGTGTACAATGGTGGGCTACCTAAGCCCGATGTGATTTATGTTTTCAGTTCAGCAAAATATAACGCAACAACCGTCTTTAATGCAGATGATGTTGTTTCTCCATCAAAGCGTAAGATGTATGAAACTTTACTTGAAAAGTATGAAGCAGTATTAGCAGAAATGCGTCAATTACCAGAGTGGTCAGAAGACAAAAGAGGATTTGACTTTTACATGCGGGCAATGTATACTCAGAGCGGTGGTGCAGTAAAGACAAATTACTTTACACATGAAGACCGCGCCATGTGTGAACATAACGTATTAGAGCGAGAATATTAATGAACTATAACTTACTATGCGGAGATAATGTCGAACTACTAAAAGACATCAAAGAAAACTCAGTTGATTTAGTTGTAACTGATCCTCCGTATGGTATGGATATCGCAGGTGTTGGGTGGGATAAAGATGTCCCGCCTGATACGACTTGGGAAGAAGTGGTACGTGTTCTTAAACCCGGTGGATGGGCATTAAGTTTTTGTTCACCTGAGTTGTATCATCGTATGGCGTGTAAAATGGAAGACGGTGGTTTTGATATTAAAGACCAAGTTATATGGATGATTACAACTAAGATGGCTAAAGCAAATAAACTAAAGCCAGCACACGAACCTATTGCTGTAGCACAAAAGCCTATTAGTGAGAAAACAATTAAAGCGAATATAGAACGTTGGGGAACAGGTACAATCAATATTGATGATAATCGTGTTCCTTGGGAGGGCAAGCCACCGACTGGTTGGGTAAGCGGTGGTGCCAAACGCAGAGCATTCGGTAGTGATGTTACTAAGTCAACAGAACAAGAAACTGAGCGTGTAAACGCAAATCCAGATGGTCGTTATCCAAGCAATATAGTAGGACACTTTGACATAGCAGAACATCAAAAGTATTTCTATGCTCCTCGTGTCACACGTAAAGAGCGTGGTGAATATAATACACATCCTACACCAAAGCCTATTGACTTGATGCGTTGGTTGATTAATGTATACGCACCTGGACCAAACTCGGTAGTTCTTGATCCGTTTAATGGTAGTGGTAGTACTGGTATTGCGGCACTACGTTTAGGTCACTCGTATATCGGTATGGACTTGACACAAGAATATATTGATATCAGTGAACGCCGTATTAAAGATATGGTAGATGATGTAGAAGAAGATATTTTCGATTTTTCTTGACAGATATAGCGAATCACACTATATTATATATGTAATCAAAGGAAAGGTTTACGCAAATGGAACAGAAAACTACGTTTGCTATATTTAAAAATGAAAAACTGAAACTCTTTCACATTTGGAACACTAAACAAGAAAATCCAGAAGTAAACGTCAATGTGGTAAATGCTTTTTCAAAAGCATCTTACGCCTTATCCGGTAAGGACGCAGGACAATGTGCAGCGACAACTTCTTTTTTACGTGTAATATCAAGTACAAAAAAAGAAGATTGGGATGTAGAGTATGTTGAACTTGGTGTCGTAGATAAAAATATTGTTCGTACAGAGTATGAACAATGGATTCAAG